GTACAGATCCATAATCAAGATAATAGAATGGATCACCAGTAGATGGATTGTAGCTATAGGAAAGGATCCCGAATAAATCCTCTGATCTAAACGGGAATAATCTACCAGTACCAGCGTATGAAAACGCCATAAACTACAATCTTTGTGATAAAGAAAAAAGGGGAACTGCAGCTGCAATCCCCCCCCATAATGTAGATATCAATTTGAATAGATCAGTCGAGGCTGACGTTCAGTGTTACCTTAATTTGGTCACCTGCGTTTTGAATAGCGTAAGGACCATTTGTGAATCTTTCAGCGAAGAATATCGCACTATAGAGTGTCACTGATCCAGTTCCATCTAGAGCTGGGGTTGTAGTGAATGTATTTGCATCAGGTGTTTCAAATACAGTGTAAGTGGTAGCAGTTGTAGTATTGTTAGCTGTTCCCTGTGCAATATAGATTGTATCTCCTACGTTCAACGCATGAGCAGTTGCAGTACACTTACTAAAGTCGAACTGAACTTCACCGTTATTAGCGTTATCAGAAATTGTTTCGATAATAGCATTGTTTATATGAACTACTACTGTACCATCTGTATCAGCAGTTTCATAATCAATACCTGTAATAATAGTATTAGCATCGATACCATTAGGAGTAGCAGTCTGTGAAACTGTCATTCCTAAAGTTAGATTTTCAGCAACGTTTGCTTGGAAATCAAGATCATTAGATACAGCACCAGAAAGTGCAGTATCTAGATAAACTGTTGTACCTGCAATACCAGCAACACGAGTACCAGCAGCAACACCTGTACCTGTTACACGTTGCTTAACAGCAATACCAGTAGTAGCAGTTGCAGTAACTTCGAATGTACCAGCAGTACCAGTACAAGCAGTTGTTGCTTTTACAGCAGCTAGTGTAAGATATGTGTCTCCAATGTTACCTTTAACACTTGTCTTTTCGATTTGTGTTCCTGCAGCAGCAGTACCAGCATCTGCTACACCATGAATGGTTGTAGGTAGATTGTTAGCACGTACTAGCATGTAACCATAAACGTCACCAGCAGGTCCACTAAATTCGAATGTTTCTTCTGGATATGAAGCAGTTGTTCTGCCCTTACCGAAGTCTAGGTTCTGCGTAGCAAATGTACCTTGATTCTTAACACTTAACAGAAGATTGTTTCCATCGATGTCTACAACATATGCACCAGTTCCAACAGATCCACCAGTTACATAGTCTCCCTTTTTAATTTCAGCATTAGATGCTACGGTAATACCATACTCGTTGGCAGTACCACTACCAGTTACTTGTATAGCAGCAGTTGAGAGTGTTTCGATTGTCCAACGGTTTCCGTTTAACAGTTTACCATACTGTTGTGAGTAATCTTGATCATGCCTTGTATTAATAATTGCACTATAACCTGTTGCAGGTGCAGTACCATACCCTAGGGTATTATTGGTTGTATAAGGCTCGTAATACGCTGTCTGTGATGGTGTATCAGCTTCTGCAGGATACGTATTGGTAGTGAAAAGTTTTAAGATAAGATTTCTGGGAATTGCTTGGTTTTGGTTAAGCAAATTACGCAAGGAATCAATTTCACCATTATCGGTTACTAGCAGTGCCATGTTGGAAACTCTCCGTAGTTTATCGTCTGTTGGTTATTTTTATTTATATCCGATAGTATTTATAGTTTAAGTTTCAATGAGATAACAAATCTACTGATATTAATAGAGTAGATAACCTCAAATTGAAATATGTCACCTGAATATACTTCGGTAGACCAAGTAGAAAGGGTATCATTTTTTGCCTTTCTTTCTTGTGAATTATTTAATACACCTAACTGTGGCAATTCTGTACCACATATAGATGAAAAATTTGGGAAGGAATCATAACTACATTTCTGAATATCTAGTTTTAGATTACCCTCTTCTTCAGTAATAATTGTCCAAGATTCTATAACACCAGTAACATCTATTGTCATGTTACCTTTGATTCCTGGATTGAGTGGATCTGATCCACTATCAATAACATAATTAAGAGTCCTTGTTAAATCAGCAGTAGTTGCATATGCAATACCAAAGAATGGACTTGATGATGTAGGTGGAGTACTGAAAACAATTTTATCGTCTGATATAGTATAATCAGTACCTGGTTCAAGAATTACATCATTAACAGTTATCATCAACTGTTCATCATTAAGAGGATAATATGGATCTCCATTAATGGTTAAAGAGAATGTATCTTCAGTACCATTAAACAGACCAGTTATACTATCTAATTTCTTATTGGTAAACTGTGTTGATTTAGAAGGTATCTCATAATTAACATCAAGTGTGTATTGTGGCGATGGACGCTGTGCTACACGATGAGTATTATTTCCAAGTCTGACATTATATGCCATCAGGATACCCCATAATTTATTTCAGCAAGACCTTCTATAACCCTTGTTTTATAATCGTTAGGAGAAGTTAATAGTATATCATATACATATCTTCTTCTACTCAAAGCAGATGTTTCAGCAGGGGTTAAAGCAATTTGAACATGTCCAAGAGTCCTATCAAGAAATGATAGTGTAAATGGAATTCGATCAGTTTCTTTAGCAGAGAAACTTTTCTTCAAAGCAGCCTCACCAGTATACCCTGCCATGTTAAGCGGAGTACCATCTTGGTTTGTGATATAAAAAGAAGTGTCGAAGTTTGCTCCTTGATCAATTAGTATGTTAACTGGGACTGCTGCCATCGTTTACATCTGCAGGTTGTTTTTCAAGTAAATCAAGAGTTTCTAAACCACCTTCGAGTTTTAATTTATACTCTTTAAGTTTATCAATCTCTTCCTCACCTTTCTTAATCCTAAAAGCATAATCTTTCAATTGTGCTTCGAATTCTGATCGCATTTTTGATGTATCCATAATAAAAATATATTATAGTTATATTTATCTAGGCATTCACGTATATGATCCCGTTCATAGAAGAGTGATATTCACAATTATAATAATATGTTCCTACTATTGCATTAGTGGTATCCCATGTAATAGAACCATTTTCTGTACCATTACCAGTTACTCCAGTATTATATACACCACCAGTTCCAATACTTTGAGATGTTTTAATCCAGAATGGATGTCCAACAGCATTAATTGTAAACTGTATAGTATCACCTTTCTTTACATTGATTGTTGGTTGTGTACTATTACTATGAGTAGTATTCCTATCATCACCTGTTAATTTATAATTACCAGAAGAGACAGTAACAGTTATTGGGTAAGTCTTAATCAATGCCTCTGAAAGAGGTCTGTAAAAAGTATTAGTCCTAGGATACATCTGGGCGTTATTAAATGAGTATGAAGGTCTTCTATGCCCTTTCAATGTTTCTTTATACCATCCATCAATAATACCACTCACATTTCTTGGATTGATTGCCTTTATTTCTTTTGATGTAGAAGTAGATCCACCATATATTGGATTTCCCCCACCATCACAAGTTCTATCATCAAACAAACCACCATTAATATTAAATGTTATATCATTTTCATAGGATTTCTGTTGTATAAATCCCAATACATCACTATTAGTCAATCTTTCTTTACCTGTTGCTAACAATGCTGCAATACCACAAACCTGTGGTGATGCCATACTAGTTCCACCAATAGTATATCTCCAATTAGCACCACCATATTTGTTATCAACATAACCAAGACCATTTAATCCTGATGCAGCATAAATGTTAGCAGGATTTGGCCAAGCACCTTGGATCTTATCTCCAGGTGCCCAAACATCAATCATTGGTCCAAAATTAGAAAAGTCTGACTTTCTAAAATCAGATAGATTTGAAATAGAACCTACAGTAATACAACCTTTAGCATTGGCTGGAGAAGATCCTCTATTATGATAAGCTGTATATATTGAACCACTAGGAAGATTAAATTGAACATAATTATTCCAATCAGAACTATACTCTGGTGATGTCGGATCTGCATGTATACTATACTGATCATTGTTGCCAGCAGCAGCAATAATAACTACACCATCTTCAATAGCATCTTCCATGTCATATCTTGACCCAGTGCTATTAGCATTATATCTGTATTGGGTTGGACCAATACCAAAATCTTTATGGATTCCATCAATTGTCCATCCATTAGGACCAGGATTGCCAGCATTATATGTAACACCACGAACTTTAATGTTAGCAACATCAGCTTCAGTTAATAATCTTTCATAAAATGGATATATGTTGTAACTAGATCCCCAACTATGATTTGTTACTGTGGGATTCCGTTTACCTGTTAAAGGATTTATTGGTTTATACCTATGGAATGCTCTCAAATAATCAAATACTAATGTAGATGTAACAGGAGTTCCAAAACCACTACCAAGGTTTACATGTAAACTATAAATATTTGCTTCTCTTGCCCATCCATACCATTGTCCTGCTACTGTTGAAGCAACGTGTGTGCCATGAAATGTTGCATTAGCAGAATTGGGGTGATATCCATATGTTCCTGAAGGAAGTGCATTACCATCATCATCTATACTACTAACATAACCATTTAACTGACCAAACCAATCATATTCTACAAATCTATTAAGTCCAGTAGTAGGACTTTGCCATTCAGCACAATCAAATGAAACTGGATTATCAACAATAACTACATCAACGTGTTTTCCATCTGCATAAATTTCAACATTATCAGTAACCATTGAAGTATTATCATGTCCAAAAACTCCTTTCTGTCTTGCAGCAGCATCACCAGAGGAATGTAAATGACCCCACTGTCTTTCATTATCACCATGCTGACTTGCAGAATCTGACTTCTCAAAATCCCCAGCAAATCCGTATGGAGTATTATTAACTTCAGTATAAAAAGGTGTGATTTCTTTTATTGGATCATCATCTATATTAATTTCAACAGCAGCAACCCTAGAATCATTTCGTATATCTTGTGCTTCAGTACTATTCATATAGTACTCTGTACTTCTACTGATAGGACGTTTTAGATGGAGTTTATATCCATCCGATGCCATGTCAGAATAAAAATTTTCTAAATCAGATTTATTTTCAAGTGTGACAACATATACCTTATCATCTGAATGATCGTATAGTCCCATATCACACCTCTAATTGAACATATGTTAATGTTACTGCAATGTTTGCGATACTACCACTTTTATTAACTACCTTGGCATATATATTGGAGGTTGGTGCTCCTGGATCATTATTCCATCCAATAGTACCTGGAGTAATGATTTGTGTAGCACCATCAGATGTAATGATTTCTGCAAGTACACCTGAACCTGGAAGTGGATCTGTTGTTTCAGTTCTACTAGCATCAGCAGTTCTACTAGCACTATCAGTATAAAGAGTTACCCATGCAGCATGTGATGTTTGTATTTTTAATAAACTAAATGCTTTTGCTGCAGTAATTGTTATATCTGCTGATGCACCAACACCTACACCATTGGCAGTTGCAGAACCAGTTGTTCTTGAAGTTAATCCACTACCACCACCGCCACCAGTAGCATCAGTACCAGGAACCCATTTAGAACCATCCCATTTCAATACTTCACCAACTTGAGGTGCTGTTGTAGTTGTATCAACATCACCAAGATTAGTAATATCTGCTGGAATAGATGGTCTATTAGATAGATCGTTATAGTTACCAGAGAAAGTAGAGAAAGAAGAAAGATCTGGGGGAGTATATGTGAATAGACCTGAAACATTATTATATGAAAAAGAACCACTACCAGAAGCAGAATTACTAGCAGCAGAAAGATCTGTTAGAGAGATACCCCCTCCTCCACCACCACCAGATAAATCTGGTGCTGCAATCCATCTAGAAGTACTACCATCCCATTTTAAAACATGACCATCAGTTACAACTCCACTAACATTAACATCTGATATATCATTAAGAGCAATAGCACCAACACTGGTTATATAACCAGCATTAGCATGGTTACCCCAACTATATGCTGTATTCCAATTAGCGTGATTATAATTTAGAGCAGTAACTGATGCTGATGTTGCACCAGATCTTAAATTTAATTCTGTTAGTTCACCTAATTCAGTTACTTGTAAATTATTTACAAAAGTTTTAGTTACTCTATTATCAATTTCACTAATTGCTCTAGCACTAGTATAGAATAAACCATTTACACCCTCTGTAAGATTAGTTGTAGTAAATTCTGTAAAATCTAATGCAAGAGTATAAGTATTAGCTGTATCATCATAAACAGCAGCAATACCTGTGCCAGCAGTTATCAATCCATTAATTCTATCATCAATTTTCTCATTAAAATTAACATCTAGATCATTTACATCAACAGCAAGATTGTTTATCTCTTGTCTCTGTTGATCTAAAGTATATGTTATTGGTACGTTTCTTAACGTCATGGTACTAGCATTCCTTGATAATAGTATTTATTATTACGTATTGGATGGACTCCACTGTTTACCTCTCGGAAATAATTGTCCAGAACCTGGTCTTTGTGGATCGGTAAATGTTCCCGAATCAGTTAATGTATGAGCAAATAATGATGTTAAATTTTTTCCAACATATGGAATTTTTTCATCACCCCAAGATTCAAATCCATCAGGAACGTTGGTGAAATTACCCAATTGAGATCCCTGAAGATGCTTTGCTTTATCATTAAATCCACCAGCAGTTTGTATTGTATGAAATGAAGTAATACCAGCTCCGAAATCCATTAGGTTGTCCTCGCACAGAATGCTATACCTTTACAAGAATTACTACTAATATTGTCATATGTTGTTTGGTTAACGCTATACTTTACTTCAATAATCTTGTATATTTCAGAAGCAGAAACTTCAATTGAATCACCAGTATGGAATGTAGTAGCACCTGGAGTTACATTAAATGGAATGATAACATAATCATCAGGAAGATAATAAGGAACTGGTGCCCAATTATTTTGTATAGGCAATCCTTTTATTGGTTTATAATAATCAGCAGAAGGTGACACTTGTATTACTGCTGGTACATCTGTTTTATTTCCAGGGTAATAATCCATCTGACCATTATAATCATACTTACCACCCGTTGCCGTACCAGTTAATCCACCAGTATATGAAATATCAACTGCAGAATTTTCTCCAAAGAGATTCTGAACAGTAGTAGATTTATCGTAAGAACTATCTCTAAAATATGGTACTACTACATCCATCTGATCGTTATCAGTGAATATATTATTAGCATAGTCTGTAAATACAGAATGGTTTGTTAGACCATCTGAATTAGAATCTCTCAAATATCCCCATTCTGCACATCTTCTTAATGCACGATTAGAATATGCAATATCTACAGTTTCATAAGATGCCCTATAATTCCTAGGTAGATGTGTCTCAAATCTGATAACTTCTTCATTTGAATTGTGGGTTGTTGGAGTGAATGATGTAAAACCACCTTGCCAAACATGATCTAAATCCCATATTCCATTACCAAGAACAGTTCCTTTATGGAAATATAATGACAATTGCGACTCATCATTACCTGCAACATTTTGAACAAACTGAAGAACAAAGAAGTTTGGATCTTGAGGATCACTGTTATTTGCTTTCCAAACTTGTACCTTCATTGGATAAGAAGTAGCATTAGATCCAACTCCATATGCAAATTCAGAATAAGTCTCATCAGAGTAATTAAAACTATAGGTACTATTTGCAACATCAAATCCATTGTCACCACTCCAACCACCTTCATAACTATCTGTCGTTGTTGTTGGATTCCAATTCATATATCTCCATCCAACTCCTGATCCTATTATTAGTTCATATTCATTAGCAGGATTTAATTTGATACCATAAAAAGTAGTACCATAAGTTTTATTAGTATCATTTGTAATTTCTACAATTGCTGAATTGACTTGATTATATCTTGCGTAGAAATTAGTAGCACCACTACCAACATCCATGACTTGGACACTAGGTACAGCATTATTATCAGCTATTTGTTGAGTGGTAGATGAATTAACACCAAATACAATATCGTGTTTTGGTGAACTACCACCTATAGCAGTTCCAGGAATTGTGAATACTTCGTTATCACTCCAACCTGTAGCATCTTTTGTCTGAATCCTTACACCTAGTATCTTTCCTCGTTCGTTCCAACCTTCATTATAAGTACGTCTATAAACTCTAAATGTGCATGCATCTCTACCTCCATTAGCAGGTACTTCGTAATCCCAATAAGGGTTATTATATGCAGCAGTATATGTTTCTGCATTTGGTTTTATTTCTATAGTAGCCTGCATTCCAGTATGATTCTGGCATTGTAATACATAATCTCCTTGAGTCCATCCTCTCGTATGCCAAACAATTCTTCCAGTTTCTAATCCAATACCAGTTGGCATATCCCTATAACTTAAATTTTGGAAATTACTTAATGTTGCTGTTGCTGTCTGTTTTAATTCTCTTACATCACTATATGTACCACCTGGGAAAGTTAAAGAAGTATCATCAGTATCAACTAAAGTAGTAGGATGTCCAGATAAACCAGTTAAATGGAATGTAACATAATCTTCTTGTCTAACTGATAATTTGCCAGCTCCTACTGCAGGAAATTCAAATTCTACAGTAGCTTGATTAATATCATCATCCTGTGTATCAGTGCTGTAACTATATGCTTGTGAAAAAGTTATTGCAGTACCTGCTTGTGCATTAGCTAATGATGTTGCTATCTTAACTACATCCACATATGTGGTTTGTGTTATGTCATCATAATCATCAGGTACAATCAAATAATAAGTATTACCAACTGTTAATTCTGCTGGTACAGTACCACCACTACTAGGGTTTCTTAAAACAAATGAATCACCAGTCGCCAAACCAACATGCTTTACACCACTAACTTGATCATAAGAAATACCATTAGATATATTTGATGCAAAAGTATAGGAATTATTTCCCATCCTATCAAATACAATTTCACCGTTAGCATAGAAATAACTGGGTTGCCAAATAGGTGTTAAAACATAATCACCAGCACTTTCAGTTACTCTAACATTCCAATACATTCCTGATGGTGAAAGAACTTGACCACCACCAGTATTTTTCCATTCTACATCAGAATTTCCATTATAATTATATGGATCAGTAGAACCAGGAGCAAGACAATTAACTATTACACCACCTTTCCTAGTACTAGATCCATGAATACCAGCATCTGCCAGTACTTGTTCTATAGCACTTAAAACATCTGTTCTAGACCATCCTGTAGTTCCTTCAGTGCCACCAACGTGACGAACAAAAGGTGTGTTGTTTTGTATTGCCATTTAATTATCGCCTATTTCTACGAGTGTTAGTTTTACTTGGATGTTCTGGGAAGAACCTGTTCTGTTAGTAACAGAAGCATAAATTGTATTTGTCCTAGGACTATCATTGTTAAATCCTAGTACTGAAGGTGTGAGTACTACAACCTGTCCAGTAGTTGTAGTTCTAACTTCAGCAAGCAATCCTGATCCTGGACTAGGATCATTACCTTCACTTCTATTAATGTCATTATCTCTAGAGGCATCATCACAATATAACCTTACCCAGGCATCATGTGATACTTCTATTTTAAATAATGCATAAGCATTGTATCCTGTTATATTTAGTTCTCGTGCCTCTCCTGCTGGGACTGCTATTGCAGTACCAGTGATCTCTTGAATAGAAGGAACCCCACTACCACTACTACTTTGAGCACTTTCATTATGCCATCCCAGTGCAGCAGTATAAGTTAAAACTTGATCATCTTGAAGATTAGAAACAGTTACATTCACAAGATCTTGAATATTACTTACAAGA